GATAATAATATTAAGGCTGATGTTGAAACTTATGAGGAGTACGTATAATTGTTACACAATTGTTACATAACTGTAACACAACTGTAACATTCGTATGGTTAAATAGATTTTGTAGTTAGGAGTGAGCCTTTGTAAAATCCTTGCCCTCTATTAAATTAGAGTAGACAAGAGACAAGGTTAAGGATGAAAGTAAATGAGAACTAAACCACCATGCACTAACTACAAATTTGTCCGAGTAAAGAAGGACACAGTTGCTAGACCTGTAAAACTAGCACCTAATTTTAAAACGAGGAGGTATGATATGAGTAGAGTGTATAATACTTATTGCGATACAAGAGATGATATCTATATTGCAATGGGAGATGCAGGATTAAGTGAGGGACTGTTTAAACACCTTCACGATGAGCAGGGCAGAGATGCTGTTGCTTATGTAATTAGAAAACAATTAGGTAAAGAACCAATCTTTTTTGATGAGGCTCTTGACCAAATAATAAAGGAGGTTAACAATGAGTATAGCTAATATGCCAAGCATTTATCAGATTGTTGATGAGGTATGTGCAAGAGACTTTGAAATCCTTGCAAGGTTATCAACCAATCAACGTGAGAAATTTGTAAATATAATTTATGAAGATGTGTTAGCAGGTGATAGTCCTGAAGAAGTAACAGAGGATAGAGTCTATGATTACGTTGAAGACTTTATTTCAAAAGCTATCAACGTGTCGATTGATGACGTTGTTGATTTTTATTTGTAACATGATTTGCTTTTTAATTAAAAGTATGTTATACTGTATTAAAATTAACAAAGCATATAACAAAATATATTTATTAATTATTATTTAAATAACAGGAGAAAAGAATTGAAAGATTATATTAAAGAACTAATAGATAATCATTATGATAATCAACCCTTAAAGGGTACAAGACCTAATGAGTTTGATTATCTAGTAGATAAGGATGTTAAAAAAATGGAGGAAGAATATGATTCAATATCAAAATCAAAAAGTAACAGCTAAGACTTATGCTAAACATCAAGTATCAGATTACCTAATGAGATTGTTTGATGATCCTAATGTTCATATGGATAAAGACTTTGAAAACTTTACACATAATGAACAAGAAGAAATACTTAGGCACGTTAGTTTGTTTGAGGACAGAATCCATAAACTATTAGGGGTATCGTTTAAACAGATTATAAGTTCTAGTAACTTTACAAAGGCTGTATAATAATAAAATGAAACAGGACATTGACCCTGAGAATCATATAGGATTTCCATTGCCACCTGAAATGTTTCATCCCCATACATACTGTTGGGATATGCCGAAAGATGAGATGGCTTGTAAATTACTAGACATACCAAGAAAATGTTTTGTTTGTGGTGAGATAATAAAGGAGGATAAAAATGACACAACATAGTGAAGCTGTTGAACAGCAAAGACAAAAGCTTGAGTTAGAAAAGAAAGCTAAATCAATTGTAGCTATTGATACTAGATATAAAGATGGGTTATGGTATCAACAAACTGTTGACTATGCAGATGGTCGAAGTGTTACAGAGTACAGAGACAAACGCAGAACAAAAGTAGTGGAGAATAGATATGGCGAAAACGTGGAATAAATCTGCTCATGTATCTGCAACACAAGGCAGAGGTAAAAAGACAAGTCAAGGTAGAGGCAATGTTGCTTTCTCTACCATGAACAAGAATAAGAAAAGCAACTTCAAAAAATATAGAGGGCAAGGTAAATGAACATATTTTATTTTGATGAGTGTCCTATCATATCAGCAGAAGCACAGCCTGATAAGATGCTAGTAAAGATGCCACTTGAAACAGCACAGATGTTATGCACAGCACACCGAGAACTAGATGGTGATGAGTATGCAGATAGTGTAGGACTTTACAAACGTGCATACTGGAATCATCCTTGCACTATATGGGCAAGAGAATCTAGTTCTAACTATTCGTGGTTGTATCGACACTTCTTAGCACTAGGCTTAGAGTATGAATACAGGTATGGTAGAAAACATTCAAGTGTTGTCAAGCTAGAAGACCCACTTAGTAAGATGCCTGACAACATTACACATACAAGCATGACACCACTAGCACAGGCTATGCCTGAGGAGTATAAGAATGAGGATGCTATTATTGCTTATCGTGATTACTGCATTAACGAAAAACACTATGCCAAATGGGAACGCAATAGAGCTAAACCTACTTGGTGGACAACACAGGAGGTTGCTTAAAAATGTATATAAATAAAGAGTTTGTTATTAAAGGATTACAAAATCACTTTCAAGGTTTAATAGATAGACACATTGCTAATGCTATGATATTAATTACTAATCCTGTAGGTGTTGCTGAACACCCTGATACCTTAGAAAGTATTGAGGGAGAACTTGGTAAGATTGCAGACTACGAAGATAAACTTAAGATGTTAAACAAATATTTTTAAATTAAAGTATTGACAAGAGTTTGTATCCATGTTATAATATCGCCTTATGTATCTAAAAGAAAGAGAACAATATGATACTGAGATTCTAACTCGTGATGAGTATAGAAGATTCGGTGAGTATCTAAAACTAAACAACTTAAATATTGGGCACGTTGTTGAAAAGTTAGATGATACTTTTAAAATCACATTGGAAAAAACACCTCTTACTTTTTGGGAGGAGATATTAAGAGAGATAAGAACTCTTGATTAAGCATACTACTGGACAGCCCTCAAATATAACTTCCTTTAGTCTGTGGTATTCGACTCTAGTCGAGCAAGTTTTCGGTGCTTTGTGCAATAAGAACCGACACCGTTTAAACACTATCAAAAATAATTTTAAAAACTACTTTACTTTTTTATTAAAGTATGTTATAATGCACACACTTAATACAACAACGGAGGAAACTTATGTATGAGTATATAGAAGGTAAATCAATGTGGGCTAAAGTCACCACACCTAACGCAAACTTTAATGACCCTAAGTATGAGATCACAGTCTTAACAGACCAAGAAACAGCCGACAGGTTAGAGGGTATAGGACTATCTCAAGTAAAGGATAAATTTGGAAATCCTAAATTTGAAGAACCTGCATTTGCTTTTAGAAGAAAAGTTGAGGTTGCAGGTAGAGTAAATTCTGCACCTAAGTTAGTAGATACAGATGGAAATCCAATGGATGTATCAGTTGGTAATGGCTCTGAGGTTAAGGTTAAGTTTAAACCTTACTCAAGTAAGTTCGGAACATTCGGTGAGTTAATAGCTGTTAAAGTTAATAAGCTAGTAGAATATTCTGAACCTGATGCAGATAACGAGGAGTTTTAATTATGATTATTACTATTAATAATGATGATGGTACAACCTCGTTTGATGTCAACAACATTAGTGAGGATAAGATAAAGCAAGAAGCTACTGTTATTGTACAGAAAGTTGGTAACTTACAAGTTATCATAGAGGCTTTAGACTTTGCAAGTCGTACACATCGAGCTAACTTAGAAGAGTTACTCAAAGATAGAGACGAGGCAATCGTTGAAACAGAATCTGCTCGTAATGAAAAAGGGCAGTTTGTTGGCGATGACCCAGACACTATTGAGGATGAATCAAAGGTAGTAAAAAAATCAGATAAATAATAACCATTAGTGAGGGCTAATATGGAAAACAAAACTTGGGATAAGTTACATCAACCATGCCCACTTTGTAATAGTAGCGATGCTGTAGGAGTAAATGCAGATGGCTCGGCAAAGTGTTTTAGTTGTGGTGAATTTATGCCTAACTATGAACAAGCATGTAAAGGAAAAGATATGGTACAACAAACAACAACAAATCAAACAACGTTTAAACAACCTGATAATTTAGATACGGGTACTTTTTCTGCACTAACTGACAGACGTATCTCTCAAGGTACAGCTACAAAGTATGGTGTAAAAGTAGTTCATAACCTACAAGGTAAGGTTACTAAACACATGTATCCATATTATAATGGACATGAGATTTCTGCTACCAAAGTTAGAAATGTTGAAAAGAAAGATTTCTTTGTCAATGGTTCTTATAATGAAACAGGATTGTTTGGTCAACAGTTATTTAAGGGTGGCAAGTACGTCACTATAACTGAAGGGGAGTGCGATGCAATGGCAGCTTACGAACTACTTGGTAGTAAGTGGGCAGTAGTATCTATTAAGCGTGGTGCACAGGGTGCAGTAAGAGACATTAAAGAAAGTTTAGAGTTCTTTGATGACTTTGAAAACGTGATCGTTGCCTTTGATAATGATAAGGCAGGTAAGGATGCATCAGTTAAAGTTGCAAGGTTGTTTAAACCCGGCAAGGCTAGGATACTCACACTTCCCAACGGGTTCAAAGACCCTAACGAAATGTTACGTGACAATAGACACAAAGATTTTGTTGAAGCTTGGTGGGCTAGTAAAGTTTATACACCCTCAGGTGTAATAAACGTCACAGAACAGCGTGAGAAGTTCCACAATCGTGAGAAAAAACAAAGTATACCCTACCCCTATGAAGGCTTAAATAAGAAGCTGTATGGCTTACGACAGGGTGAACTTGTAACTCTTACCGGTGGTACAGGACTTGGTAAATCTAGTGTGACTAGAGAACTAGAACATTGGTTAGTTAAACAAACTACAGACAATGTAGGTATCATTGCATTAGAAGAAGACTGGAGACGTACCATTGATGGTATCTTATCTATAGAAGCAAATGCTAGATTATACATTGACCAAGAACGTGAGAAGTTTTCTAAAGAAGAACTTGATAAGATGTTTGATATCTTATATGATGGAGAGAATAAAAACAGAGTATGGGTTCATTCACACTTTGGGACTAATGATATTGATGATATCTTTACCAAGCTACGCTTTATGATTATTGGATGTGACTGTAAGTGGGTGGTTGTAGATCACTTACATATGCTAGTCAGTGCTGTCCATGAAGGCGATGAGAGACGAGCAATTGATTCTATTATGACTAGACTTAGAAGTTTAGTAGAAGAAACAGGAGCAGGTATTATTCTAGTATCTCATTTACGTAGAGTGGATGGTAACAAAGGACATGAGAATGGTATAGAGGTAAGCTTATCTCATTTACGTGGGTCGAATAGTATCGGTCAGTTATCAGATTGTGTTATTGCATTAGAACGTAATCAACAATCAGATGACTTTGATGAAGCTAGAACTACAAGACTTAGAGTTCTTAAGTCAAGGTACACAGGTGATGTAGGCATGGCAGCTAGAGTTATTTACAATGGAGAAACAGGTAGATTAACAGAACTAACAGATGAAGATATAGAGTTCGACCCGTCAGCAGATGAGGCATTTTAATTATGGATTTAGTATTTGATATTGAAACAGATGATCTACAAGCCACAAAAGTTTGGTGTATTGTTGCTCAAAATCCTGATTCAGGAGAGATATTTAAATTTCCTCCTAATAAATTAGAAGAAGGATATAAGTTTTTAACTACAGCAGACAGACTTATTGGTCATAACATTATAGGATTTGATATACCTATGGTAGAAAAGTTTGGTGGAGTCGATCTAAGTAGTAAAGAAGTTATTGATACTCTTGTTTTATCAAGACTATTTAATCCTAACAGAGATGGCGGACATAGTTTAGAAAGTTGGGGCTTTAGATTAGGATTAGCTAAGATTGAATTTGAAGACTATCTAAATTATTCTCGTGAAATGTTAGACTATTGTGTTCGTGATGTAACTTTAAATACTTTAGTATATAAAAATTTAAGAAATGAATCTAAAGGATTTAGTAAAGAATGCATTAATTTAGAACAATCAGTTGCTAAAATTATTAAGCAACAAGAAGTTAATGGATTCAAGTTTAATATGGAATCTGCTTTACTTTTACTTGCACAGTTAAGAGAAAAGAAACAACAAATAGAAGATGAAGTTCACGATACTTTTAAACCTAAATGGGTAGATGATAAATTAGTTAAACCTTATGTAAAAAAAGATGGTCAACTATCTAAGCGTGGTCTTACTGATGATGAATATGAAAGATGTTTAAACACTTCCAACTACGAACCGTTTATGAGACAGACTTTACAAGACTTTAATCTTGGTAGTCGTAAACAGATAGGTGAATATTTAATTGATTTTGGATGGAAACCTGAAAGATTTACACCAACAGGTCAACCTATTGTAGACGAAAAAACTTTATCGGAGGTTACACATATACGTGAAGCTAAGTTAATTGCAGATTTTTTGTTAATACAAAAACGGATTGCACAGGTAGACTCTTGGGTTTCTGCTGTCAAAGAAGATGGCAGAGTTCACGGATTTGTTATTCCTAATGGAGCTATCACTGGTCGAATGACACATAGAAATCCTAACATGGCTCAAGTTCCTTCAGTCCATAGCCCTTACGGAAAAGAATGTAGGTCTTGTTGGATTGTAGATGATGGCAATGTTTTATTAGGTGTAGATGCTAGTGGTCTAGAACTTAGAATGTTAGCACACTATATGGATGATAAAGATTATATTAAGGAGATATTAGATGGAGACATACACACCGCTAATCAAAAAGCTGCACAACTTAAATCAAGAAATCAGGCAAAGACATTCATCTATGCCCTCATGTACGGTGCAGGAGATCAAAAGCTTGGCAAGGTGGTTGAAGGAAACACGAAAGATGGTCAGAGAGCTAGAGAATATTTCTTCAATAATAACCCTGCATTTAAATCTCTTAGAGATAGAGTTACGAGAGCAGCAGGAAAAAAATTCCTTAAAGGATTAGACGGAAGAAAACTTTATATAAGAAATACTCATGCTGCTTTAAATACTTTATTGCAGGGAGCAGGTGCAATCGTTATGAAAAAAGCTTTAGTAAACTTAGATAGTATATTAAAACTTAATACTATTAATTATAAGTTTGTAGCTAACATACACGATGAGTGGCAGATAGAAGTGAAAGAATCTCAAGCAGATTTTGTAGGAGAGATGGCAGTTAAAAGTATTATAGAAGCAGGTAAAAATTTTAATCTTCGTTGTCCGTTAGATGGCGAATACAAAGCAGGGAGTAATTGGAGTGAAACACACTAAAGTAGCAAATAAAAGATTTGAAGATGGTGAGTGGTGGTACGTAGGTCAAGCAGATGGAAGACGTAGAGTGTCCTCTCATGTAGGAAAAAATGAGAGAAGAATGTTTGTTAATAGTAAATACATACCACAATCTCATCCATTATATAAAGCAGGAAGATATAAAAGTTTTGATGATGCTGCGTTTAGTTCTTTACAGAATTACGAAACATCTACGGAAGGAGAAGTATATATTATAACTAACCCTGCTTGGAAAGGATGGATAAAAATTGGCATGGCAATTGATTCTGATGATAGATGTAATGGATATCAAACGTCTAGTCCATTAAGAGATTTTAAATTAAAGTTTAAAAAACATTTTAATGATAGACGTACTGCGGAAATAACAGCTCATACTTTATGCGGAAAAAAAGCTAAAACACGTAAAGGTGAATGGTTTAAGTTAGACTTAAAAATAGCTAAAGATATAATAAAAAACATGGAGATTGTTTAAACATGACTAAATCTAAAAAAACTCTTGACACATTGGTCTCAGATATATATAATAAGATAAGTGTACTTGCTGATGGTAAGCATATTGACCTAGACCCAGAGACTATAGATCAGTTCGGTGAGTCGATGAAAGATATACTTTACAAGTGGTCTCATCCTGAACCAAGAGGTAAAGCTACTTTACGTATGTCTAACATAGGTAGAAAGTCACGTCAACTTTGGTTTGATATGAAGTCGGAAGACACTGCTGAGAAGATGCCACCTTCTTTGTTTATTAAATTTTTGTATGGACATTTACTTGAAGAGATAGTTTTATTTCTTATTAAACTATCTGGACATAAAGTTACTAGCGAACAAAAAGAAGTAAAGGTATCTGGTATCAAAGGACATATGGACTGTGTTATTGATGGTGAGGTTGTTGATATTAAGACAGCTTCTGGTTATGCTTTTAAGAAATTTAAAGATGGTACACTAGCTGAGAATGATCTGTTTGGGTATATGGCTCAACTTGCTGGATATGAAGCAGCCGAAGGTACTAACAAAGGAGGTTTCTTAGCCCTTAATAAAGAGTCAGGAGAGTTAGCTTTATACAGACCAGATAATTTTGATAAGCCTAACATAAAGAAAAAAATAACAGACATAAAGAAAGCTGTTAAGTTAGCAACACCACCTGATCTGTGCTACAACCCAGTTCCCGATGGTAAGTCTGGTAATATGCAGCTACCTAGAGAGTGTGTATATTGTAGACATAAGTTTGAATGTCATAAAGATGCCAATGAAGGTAAGGGATTAAGAGTATTTAAGTACTCGAATGGATTAAAATACTTAACTCAAACTCCTAAACCACCTAAAGTAATAGAGGTAACTCAAACATGAGTGGTAAAAGATCAAAGAACTTAAGAAGAAAAGCTGAAGACTTGCTCATTGAATGGATTAGAACTATGGTTCCTGATGGGGAAGACCCCAACAGAATCAAGAGACAAAACCTAGATGAGTTCTTACCTACGCAAACACATATTTTTGCAGGTGGTCAATTTAGAATGAGTGCTTATACTTTAAAATGGTTTTACAAAAAAGTAAAACGTAATCCTAACATAACGTTGGAGACTATAAATGATTGAATATAAATTTCAAGAACGAAGAAATATAATTGAATTAAAAGAATATATTGATGAGACATATGGTGAGCATTATGCTTCAGACAAGTATCAAGCCACTGATGTTATCATTGATTCCGGACATGGCGAAGGTTTTTGTATGGGTAATATTTTAAAATATGCTAAACGTTATGGAAATAAAAATGGAAAAAATAAAAAAGACTTGCTTAAATTATTACATTATGGTATAATTATGCTTGATATACATGATAAGGAATTTAACAATGGTTGAAGATAAAGTAGGAATAAAAGAATACTTAGGTATTAAAATTAATTATAGTAATGAAAAACTATTAGACAAATTTAGTCTTGACACATTACAAGACAGATATTTATGGGAGAATGAAACACATGCACAAGAAGCATTTGCCCGTGCCTCGGTCTTCGGGGCGACCTACAAAGGGCACACGGATTTTGAATTGGCTCAGAGGCTTTATCACTACAGTTCCAATTGTTGGTTCATGTTTAGCACTCCTATACTTAGTAACGGGGGAACAAGTCGTGGTCTTCCTATTAGCTGTTTTCTCAATTATGTACCTGATAGTCGCAGTGGTTTATCAGATCATTATGACGAGAATATTTGGTTGGCTAGTTCAGGTGGAGGTATTGGTGGATATTGGGGAGATATTAGGAGTAACGGTATTTCTACTACTCACGGTAGTAAGTCTACTGGTTCAATTCCTTTCATCCATGTAGTTGATTCACAGATGTTAGCCTTTAATCAAGGTACCACTAGACGTGGCTCTTACGCTGCATATATGGACATATCTCATCCTGAGATTGAAGAGTTTATTAACATGCGTAAAGAATCTGGTGGTGATATAAATCGTAAGAATCTTAATCTTCATAACGGTATTAATATTACCAATGAGTTTTTAAAAGCTGTTGAAGAAGATGCAGACTTTAGATTGATTGACCCTAAGACTAATGAGCCTACTAAGATTGTTAATGCTAGAGATTTATGGTGGCAAATAATAAACGCAAGAGCTGAAACAGGTGAGCCATACATGATTAATATAGATACATGTAACGAAGCGTTATCTAAAGAACAAAAAGATTTAGGATTAGAAATCAAACAGAGCAATCTTTGTTCTGAGATTACTTTACCTACTAACGAAGAACGAACAGCAGTGTGTTGTTTGTCTTCAGTAAACTTAGAATACTTTGATGAGTGGAGTGAAAATCCTCTCTTTATTGATGATTTAATTACTATGCTTGACAACGTTCTTCAACATTATATTGATAACGCTGTTGACACAAATAACTTAGGAGAGTATAATGCAAACTTTAAAAGATTTCAAAAACATATCAAGCCCGGTAAAGAAGGCTTTACTAAATCTGCGTACTCAGCTTACCGAGAAAGGTCGTTGGGTCTCGGAGCAATGGGCTTTCATTCGTACTTACAGGCAAACAATATTCCTTTCGAAGGTATATTTGCTACGGGATTCAATTACAAAGCGTTTAAACACATTAAGAAACATTCAGTTAGAGCAACTGAACGACTTGCTGATGAACGTGGTGAGTCACCTGATATCAGTGGTAGTGGCAAACGTAATGCTCATCTTCTCGCTGTTGCACCTAATGCTTCTTCTAGTATCATATGTGGTGGAACATCTCCTTCGATTGAGCCATATAGGGCTAATGTTTATACGCACAAAACTTTATCAGGCTCATTCCAAGTAAAAAATAAATACTTAGAAGAAGTATTAAAAGATAAAGGATTAAAAAAAGAAGAATTAAATGCAGTATGGAAAGATATAGCAGGTAATGAAGGCTCTGTTCAACACCTTGATATACTAACTGATGAAGAAAAAGAAGTGTTTAAAACTGCTAATGAAATAGATCAGATATGGATTATTGAACATGCATCTAAACGACAAGAGTTTATTTGCCAAGCACAGTCAGTCAATTTATTCTTTACACTTCCAAAAGCTACTGAGCCACAGGAAGTACACGATGAGTATATGCAATATGTTAATGATGTACACTGGTATGGTATGAACAAACTTAAATCTTTATATTACTTTAGAACTAATGCTGCTCGTAATGCAGAGAATGTAAATATTAAAGTACAACGTATAAAATTAGACGATGCTGAATGTATCGCATGTGAGGGATAATATGAATTGTTGGCATTGTGGAACAAAATTAATATGGGGTGGAGACCATGATATTGAAGAGGAAGATGAAGATTATATGATAGAAACTAATTTAAGTTGTCCTAAATGTGACTCATTCGTTATGGTATATTTACCAAAGGAAAAAAAATGTACATAGAAAAACCAGTAAATAAAAAACCCTCACCTTTTGTTAATGTAAATAATTTTTTAACACAAACAGAATGCACACAAATTAAAAGTATAGCTAATGATATTGAAAAGTGGACAGGTAAAGTACATAGTAATACTAATAAGTCAACAAAAGTTAACTCTGTGCGAGAAGTAGATGTATATCCTATACCAGCTTCCTCTGAATATAATTATCTGTATGAAATAATTTTTGATGCTGTTAAAGAATGTAACATTAGTCATTTTAATTTTGATATAGCTGGAATCTTTGATAATTTACAATTACTACATTACAAAAAAGGACATCATTATGATTGGCATACAGATATCGGAAATGGTATTTATGCAAATAGAAAAATATCTGTATCTATATTGTTATCAAATGATTGTGAAGGTGGAGACCTTGTGTTAAAACAAGGAGCAGACAGACCAATACATATGGAAGTTGGGGATATGACAATGTTTCCCAGTTATGTGTTACATAAAATAACCCCAGTTACTAAAGGAGAACGATGGTCTTTAGTTACATGGATACAAGATATAAAACCATTTCGATAGGAGTAATATGAAACAATCAGAATTTCAACATATATTTAAACCTGAATTTTCAGGATTTACAATTAGAATGTGGTTAGATTATTGTGACGAATCTAAAAGTATATTCTCAAAAACGGATGATTACGCAGGATATGTAATCAATAATTTAAAATATTTAGTTAAAAAATTTAACAAGGAAAAAACATGAGCTTATTAGATACAAGAGATTATTACAAACCATTCGACAATCCTTGGATGTTTGACTACTATGTCTTACAAAACCAAATGCATTGGATGCCAGAGTCAGTACCATTACACACAGATGTAAAAGATTGGCAAGAGCTATCTGATAAAGAGAAGAATTTACTTACTCAAATCTTTAGACTGTTTACTCAGTCTGATGTAGATGTTGGTGCAGGGTATGTTGATAGATACATGCGTATCTTTAGAAAACCTGAAGCACGTATGATGATGGGTTCGTTTGCAAACATGGAGTCAATACATCAACATGCCTATAGTTTACTACTTGATACAGTTGGTATGCCTGAGATAGAGTACAAAGCTTTTGCAGAGTATGAAGAAATGTCAGACAAACATGATTATGTTCACAATATTAAGACTGTAAAGAAAGATAAAAAAAGTATTGCTAAAACTTTAGCAGTTTACTCAGCCTTTACTGAAGGACTACAGTTGTTTAGTAGCTTTGCAATCTTGTTAAACTTTCCAAGGTTTGGTAAAATGAAAGGTATGGGACAGATAGTTACTTACTCTATACGTGATGAATCTATGCACGTTGAAGCTATGACTAAATTATTCAGAGAGTTTATCCAAGAGAACATAGAGATATGGACAGATGATTTCAAAAAAGAAATATATGAAATCTGTAGACAGATGGTAGAACTAGAAGACAAGTTCCTAGACTTAGTGTTTGATATGGGAGACCTTGAAGGTCTTACCAAGAAAGATATGTACGCTTACAATAGATACATAGCTGATAGAAGATTATTACAGCTTGGTCTCAAGACCAATTTTGACCAACGTGAGAATCCTTTAGAATGGCTAGACGAAGTAATGGGGGTAGAACATCAGAACTTTTTTGAGGGTCGAGCAACTTCTTACATGAAGGCTGGGCTAAGAGGTAGACAAGATAAAATAACTTTTTCACAATTGGAGCCTAATAATGGTTAATAAAAATGAAGCAAACTTAGTAAGTTTTAAAGTGCTTCTTACACGTAACAATGATATAGTTACAGAGTTTAGTATGCTACCAGAGGATATGGTTGATGAGATATTCCCTCTTGATGAGAGAGACATTATCAAAACTATCCTCCGGAATGGTAAGCATAAAATGGGAGACCTACATAACTTTTTTCAAAGAGAGTTAAATGTTTTAAAGTAACTATCCTGCTAAAGGATTTTTATTTTCTTCTTTAAATATTTTGATATCAGTCTTAACACTTTCTATATCAGCTTTCATACCTGACATATCAGATTTGATAGCTTCGACTTTGTTAGACTGATTATCAATCTTAATTAAAATAGTCTCATCAATTGTCTTATTCATGTAAGACACAGAAGTTTCTAATGCTTCTATTCTTTTTTCAATTTCGCCTAAACCATCATCAGTTTCTTTAGCTTGTTCAGCTTTGTTTTCTAAGTTTTCTATCCTATTGACATAGGTTGCACCAGTATATCCAAACCCTGCAAGAGTTCCAATGATACCCATCAATGCAATAAACTGTGTTGTTTTATTTTGTAACCAATCCATATTATTCTCCGTTCTGTTTATCTTGCCAATCACTTATGGCTTTTTTTATACTATCTTCTGCTAACACACTACAATGTAATTTTATAGGTGGTAACTCTAATGCTTCAGCTATGTCTTTATCTTTTATTTGACAAGCCTCTTCTATTGTTTTTCCTTTTAACATATCAACAAACATAGTACTTGATGCTATTGCTGACCCACAGCCATAAGTTTTAAACTTAACATCATCAATGATATGTCTGTTGCCCTGCAACTTACATTTAATTTGTAACTTCATTACATCACCACATGCAGGTGCACCAACCATACCAGTTCCCACATCTAAATCTCTAGGATCAAATCTACCCACTGAATATTTTTCTGGGTTATTTAAAACTCCTTCAAATCTATCTACAACTTTATTTGAGTATGCCATTAGAATGCCTTTGAATTTACATAAAAAACTAATAACATTAAACCAAAAACTACAACTTGTACAACAGACATAAGAGCTACTATAGCTAATTGTCTATCTGCCCACCAGTTTAGTTCAGTTTCTTGCCAATGTAAAAACTCTTCAGGTGATGCTTCATTCGGTTTGTTTAATAATAAACTTGGTTGTTGGGGTATTTTCATATTATAGTGGTGGTTGTAATTTTTTTATTTCAGTGATAGTGTTTAAACTCTGTCCTGCCATTTGATAAAAACCCTCTATGTTATCTGTTAGCATATTATCCGCATATAAAATTGTAGGTTCATACCATACATCTTGGTCAGGTACTGTAACTAATCTATAGTTATTAAAGTTAGGAACAAAACCCATGTAAGCTATAATAGTATTTTCTGAACCATACTGTCCTGTCTCTTCTTGTTTAGCCTGTACATCTTCTTGTGCAGCTTGTAAGTTTTGTGCTATAATATTTTCTACTAACTGTTCAGCATCCGTATCTCCACCACTAGAAATAGATATATCAATTTGATTTTGAAGACTATTACTTGTATTGGTATTAGAACTAAATGTTGTACTTGTAGTAGAACTCATACTAGAATCTACTGAGGTTGTTGAAGTTGTTGTAGCTGTGACTGTTGTACTCATATCTAACAACTGATTTGTTTGTGCAGTTGAAGATGAAAACTGGTCAGATATACTAGGTGAATTACTAATACTTCCTGTTGAACTAGCTGATGTTGAACCAGATGTAGATAAGCTAGAGCTAGAATTAGTCGATGTGTTACCACCTGTTGTCGTATAGATACTTTCTCTTGCTGTTTTAATTGTAGATGCAACAACAGCTAACGATTTTTCTTTTGTTAAACTAGAACCTTTTTCTTCAGCAACAAGTTCTTCTTCTATATCTTCTTCTATAACTTCGTCTTCTTCTTCAACAAGTTCTTCAATAAGTTCCTCCTCCTGTTCCTCTGCATACGCAAGTTCTTCTTCCACAATTGTCTCTTCCTCAAACCACTCCTCCACTTCTTCAATAAATGTTTCTTGAAATACAAACTCTTCAATCATTAACTCTTCAATAGGTATAAAGATTTCTTCTTCACGTATAAATGGTAGAGGTTCTATAAATTCTTCTAACGGTTGTAACTGTTCAAATATTATTTCTTCGGCAAATATAAGTTCAGGTTCTTCAAAAGTGTCATACTGCTGTTCAAAAATATACTCTTCAAAAATTATTGGTTCTTCAAAAGTGTCATACATGTCATACTCTTCATAACCATAGTCAAATAGTTCTTCTTCATATCCATAATCAAAGTATTCTTCTTCTTGATAATAACCAACATCAATTTCTTGCCTATATCCGGGGCAGAAAGGACCATACTGTGGGTCTAAGTCACACTGTAAATCATCATAAGCATCCCAGTATCCTGCACAGCTTATATCGTTTAGAGGATTACTACAGTCAATAGTTTCACTTGTACCATACAATGAACCACCATTTTCTAATAAAGTATTAAATGTAGAATCGTTCCAATTAGCACTTACACAGCTTGATGAGTTTGTTGTTCCGGTATTACATTCATCGTAAAACAAATATTGATAATAAGTGTCTGAATCTTTTTGTTGACCTATCAGTACATCGTGTTGTATAATATCTAATGCACCATATCTAAAATCAAATGTAGAGTTGGTCCAAAGTATTACCTCAAAACTGTTATCAGAGCCACTACGATTGTACTCACGCATATCATACCAACCAAAGACTGTCTTATCATTAAAGTTTTTTGCTAACATTTTAGAGTTATTGTCTCTAATTAAGTCAGTCCAGAAAGGAAAAAGTGTGTAGTTGTATTGTGGAAGTGGGTCAGGTGTATAATCACCACAGTAATTATTATAGTTTACATTACCTGTACCTAGCCCAAAGTGAAGACACCCATTCGTAGCCATACGAGCAGATGTAAATTGACTATCATAAAAAGTGAAAGTAAAATCTAAATTAAAAGCAGACGATAACTGGTCGTCTCCAGCATTTAAGTTTGTTGTGTTTGATTCGTTAGTTAAATCTATTAAAGCTTGGTTGCCTTCAGGTATGTATTGACTAAAGACATTAAAACTTAACAGACACGCTACTGCGTAGCATAAAATTCTTTTCTGCATTGACCTTTGGTTTTAGTTTTTCTTGTATAAATAACTTTTACTGCACCAACAACATCTCTATTAATTTTATCTCTGTTAGGATTTCTATCGTTTGTACATTGTTTTATAAAAAGTTTCTCTTGGTCTTTTGCATCAGGTCTTCTTGAAGCATTAGCAGCCCATGCCATTGTTGCTTCTTTACCTATTTTACCTTGGTAAGGGCAAGGAGTACCAGCCATTTCCATAGCTTTAAATACTCTTGGGTCTTGACAAAGTATAGATACTGAAGCCACTTTCATACCGGTATCATAGAGATACTTGGAAAGTTTTAAGCGTTCACAGTTCTCGTCAGTCACAGTTGCTCCTGTAGAGAACCCAAATACTTGCCCTTGAAACGCACCAGAACGACCTACAGTACATAAGTCTTGTGAATAAGACATTATAGATGGGGCAATAGCAGAAGCAGGAGGTGCTTTGCTCTTGACATTCTGATTAATTGTTTGGGTAGAGTTAGACTCATTAATATTTCTATTAGTATTATCAGACGTGGTGTTGTTATTGTTAGTATTAGTATTATCCGTAGTAACAGTAGAATCCGAGGTCGATTGATTTATGTTAGTATTGTTATTGGTGTTGGTATTATTACTAATAGAATTATTTGTATTATTTACATTTTGATTTACTGTAGAATTTACAGTAGATGTAGATGTAGAAGTTGAAGTATTTACATTTGTATTAGTATTGTTATTATTTGACGTGCTAGAAGATGTCGAAGTATTTACATTTGTATTATTAGATGTATTAACATTTGTATTGTTATTAGTTGAAGTGTTTACATTTGTATTATTATTCGTGTTAGTATTAGTATTAGTATTATTGTTTGTATTATTATTAGTATTTGTGTTTGTAGTAACAGTTGTATTAATGGTAGTTAAACCATTGTCTTCACAATACTGCGTTCCAGACGTACAATCTCCTGTTGGTTCTGCACTTAGACTATAAGAAATACCTATTAAAGCTAATACAGTTACTGGTAAATATAAATGTTTAATTAATGACTTAATTGTCATTTCTTTTCTCCTCCGGGTTTTTTCGAACTGTTAGTATATAATCCAAACCATGCAGCACCAGCACCAACTACTACTGATATAAGTCCTGATTGTTGCATTGTTGGGTCTTGTAAATCCATAAACCAAAACGTAACATAGTATAAAAGATACATGTAAATACTTAAAAAAGCTCTAGGTATTATTCTCCAACTATCTACAGCCTGTGCAATAAATATAAGTTTTTGATAAGGGTTATCATTCTTTTCATCTTCTAACTCTCTTATCCTATCTTTTAATTCTGACTTTTCTTGTAATAAAGCCATGAATTTTGCAAGATCAATTTCGACCTCATTTCTATCCATATCTCCACTAAAGCCACCCATACCCATGTTATTCATCTTTCTTCCTTTTATTTTTTAACTAGGCTACCACCAAAGTACATACCTATAATTGCTGATACAAGGTTTGTATCTAACTGTGTTATTACTAAGCCTTGAAAAGTTATCCATTCAAATACTTCTCTACCCTCTGTGAAGAATAAAAAGCCCGGATTAAACACAGTATATCCTACTGTTACACCTACATCTGGATAATATACTGCTACTAATTTTGGAAATATAATTATAGCAAATATAGATGATAACGCAATGATACGTCTTGTCCATTGAAAACCTACATTGTCTACATTTCTTGCAGCATCGACAGCTTGTTGTTGAAACTCAGCTCTTTGCAGCAACATTTTTTGCTCGTCTTGTTTAGCCTTAATACGTTGAGACCATAGACTTAATAAACTACTAATTAAAGTAGAACCTAGCATTGTTATAATTTCAAAAGGGAACATATTATTTATCCAATGTTAAAGTTGTTTCAAGTAAATTGTTTATAGAATCTAATAAATACTCTGGTACATCTTTACCAAGTATATCATCTTCGTTGTATGCAACCATGTAAGACTCTATAAGGTCTTCATACAATGGTCTAAAGTCTTCTCGCTTTATCCAAGGCTCGTTACAAATTGTACGAGCTTTACAATCTATACGATAAGCTTTGTCTAATTGTTTCTCTGTGTAAAGTAACATTATTGTGAAAGAACAACTTGTTGTAACTCAATACTACGTCTACCTACTTGACCAAACCACCTACTATCTTGCATTTGTCTAGCCATTTCTTGCCAGTCATGGTTTCTACAAGCTTGTAACATATTACGAAACTTTGAAAGTCTTGTACCACCTAGATTAAAAGCCATATTTACTAAAACACGTTGTATATCGTCCGGTAAGTTATTAAAAGCTTTTTCATCTCCAAAAACATTTACAGCTTCATAATAGTGTTTGTGAAAATCTCTTTCGTAATAAGCATCTACTACCTCTTGAGATACTGGTGTGCCGACTTTCCAATTATATTCTTTGTCATTAGGTTGACATAGATGACCAACTCCTAGAGTCTTATATCCTAAACTATCCATATAAATCTCTAAGACTTCGCCCTCGTGCCTTTTAATTTCTGCTTTACATAAGTCTATATTCATATTATTGATACCTGATAAGAGGTTGATTGTATGGTAATCCTGTGATGGGGTTGATTCTATCAGCAGCATTGTCCTGTGTAAAAGGTACTTCAGGACCTTCAATAGTTTCTTCACCTACTAATCCTCCTTTTGAAAATGTAGGTACTGGAGTAATTCCTTTCTCTGCAACTTTAGCAGATTCCATAAGACTAGCATCAAAACCTAAAGTTTCACCAACCACCTCTCTCCGAGTTACTTCTTTTGCTCCGGGAAAAGTTGTTTCCAAAAGTTTTAATAACGATGTCCTAGGCTTACCTTCAGCAAAACCATAACCTGCACTAACAAAATCTTGCATCATTCCGATAACTGGATATAATGTTTCTATACTGTCATCTTTATTATATTTATAATTACTTATTATTTTATCTAACCAAAAAGGTAATAGTTGTCCAGAAAACATGGCACTGTCGCCTAAAAATTTTAAAAAGTTTTCTTTACTTGCTAGTGGTTCACCCATATCTTCTCTAAACTCTTTATTAGGATTCATCTCAATTTGGAGTTGTCTTATACTTGCATATATAGGCATACTTCCTAAAATCATCAAAGCTAACTTAGCATCTCCATCTTCAACTCTTCTAATCAATGAGTTTGTTTGAGTTGTTTTAGCTTGTGCCCATGATAAAAAACTTCCTAAAAATTTAACGGTTGGATTATTAGATTGGGAAAATAATCTTCTATTACCTACTTGGGGAATTAAAGCATCTCGATCAGCAGCCCTACGACCAGCTCTTTCAATCAAAACTTTACCCATTTTATCACTATAGGCTTCATCCATATTTTTAAATTTACCTAGATACTTAGCGTTGTCTACGGTTAAACCTAGCGAACTAAGCTCTCTAACTCTAGCTCTTTTTAATTTGCCTTTAGCTGCCATTTCCCCTAAATCAAAAGCTCTAAAAGCCCCAGCATCAAAAGCAAATTCTCTTGCATATCTTGTAATTCTACCTAATTGAACTATTTCAAAAAATCTTTGTTGTTTGTTAACTAACCATTTTTGTGTCCCGGTTGTAGCCATTAAACTAAAATCACTAAGTTCTTTCTCTAAAGCTCCGTTGTATCTTCTATTGTTAAACTTTCTACCAAATATAGGTTCTTTAAATATTTTTCCTGTTTCATCTCGTGCAGTTCTTAGTGCTAACGCAGATGAAGGTTTTAGTGCTTTTGAACCTTGCTCTCTCATTTGTAATTTAAAAGAGTTGTAAGCTGATTTGTAACTTCCGTTTTGCATTACTTGAACTAAATCACCCAATGAAGGTAAAGCTACTTTTAAAAGTTTAGTTGTTGATAGTATAGTTTGAAGAGCAAGTACTATAGTTCTATATGTTTCGTTTGAAGAACCAAGTTGAGACATACCGTGAACTTTAAACATTGCATTAACAGTATCAGAAACAGCTTTTATATCTTCTTTAATTAATTTTTGTAAACTTGCATTAGTTTCTATATCTCCAAACTTAGAGTAGTAATCTCTAATATCTTGTATTACATCTTTTAAACCTTGTCCTTTAGCTCCAAACCTTCTTGCAAACTCTGTAACCGGAATAGTGTTTTCAAACAATCTTAAGTTTGTATACTCAGGGTCTTGGACAAATAATTTTTTAGCATAAGCTCTTGCTTCTTGGTCAAATAAAACTCTTTCATTGTCAAAAAATCTAGCAGATTGAATAATAGTTTCGTTATCTTTCATGGCTTTACCATTTTGTTTAACCATTCTAAACATATTATCTTCAAGACCTTGAGCAGTTACTATTTCATTTCTACGAACATTATCAGAGTTGTTAAGATATAAACGTGCCCTTTCTACCAGTGCCTCATTACTTAACAATTCTACTTCATCATCAATTAATTTTTGATTTTTATTTTGTATTCTAAAAGCTCCTACTAAGATATCTTCTGCCTCTTTTCTTCCGATAATCTCAACCACTTCTCTATCTAAAAGCTGAGTCATTCCATATGCATCTTCTTCTTTAAATAAAACACCTGTTTTACTTACATACTCTTTAAAAGATTTATTTAAACTTAAAAGTTTAGTAGCAATAGTTACTGCTTCTGAGTTTTCTAAATCTCCTTTTTCTAAAAACGAGTGTTTAGAAGTTGTAGGCATGTTGTGTTGTTGTACTATCCTACCTGCAGCTAAAACTGTATCGTCATCAAAATCTTGAGTAATATCAAATAAAGCTTTTCTATAATGGTCTTGAGATTTTAAAGTTAACTCTTCTACAGATTCTCCTAAAACATCACCCACATCAGCAGATACAGTTCTAGTCGCTAACATATCTTTACCAAACTTTTGTAAGACTGGCATTTCTGCCTGTAATTTAGCAGAGTGTGTACCAGAAATTAAAGGTTTTATTTTAGACCTAAAAGACCTTTTAAATATTTTTTCAGATTCTTCTAAGACAGCGTTTTTAATTGATTCAGAAACTTTAAATTCAGACCGTTCTAAACCTTTACTAAATTTACCAAACACTGCTCCTGCAATCATACCACTATAAAAAGCTGTATCTGTTTCACCCTCACTAACTGCTAATCCAACCAACCCACCGGCTGTAGCCCCTCCCAAAGGTCGAACCAACTCATGTACCATAGCTCTAGCTAAGTTTTCGCCAAACTCTCCCTTTAATTGTCCAGCATCGTAAGCTTTCTTTAAAGAATGTAATCCTATTACTGCTATATTTTCAGGCTGTTTAACTAAGTTAATGTTATTTATTTCTTCTTGTAACTTAATAAGTTGTTTTTCATAATCATTTAAACTTCTTATTTCATTAATAAGTTTTTGTTCTTTGATAGTTTTAGTAGTTGTAAAACCCGGAAGACTTGGTTTAATAGATGGGTCCTTCAACTCTTGAAATAATTTAGTATCTCTTCTTTTCTTAATTCTATTTATTTCAGAAATAATTAAATCTCGTTCCTGAAACTTAACTCCTAATGTACTAAGATTATCTTGGAAGCTTGTAATAAAAGGTTGAGAAACAGTAAAGGCTTCTTCACTAACTTCTTGTAAAGCTTTCTGAGTTGTTTCTGGTAGTGGTCCAACAAATACAGGGTCTGTATTTTTTAAAGTAGTTCTAATAACTTTACCATCTTTATCTACAGTTACAAGTTTATCTGTTTGTTTATTAATACCTATACGACTAGCAATAACATTACCTAATTGAGTACTCCCTCCTCCAAGTAAAACTCCTAACCCTACATTACCAGCACTAACTTCACCATACAAAGCTTTTTCTCTTAATGCTACGTCTGTTCCAGCTACTGCTGCACCTGCAGATACTTGAGCAAGTCTTCCTGCTTTAGCAATTTTTACCCAAGGAATAAAAAAAGTAACTGGGTCAGCAATTGCAACACCCATACGACCACTTAGAACAGTTAAGTCTTCTTTTTTACCTCTAAACTCTGGAAACTCTTCTAGTATTTTTTCCTGTCTATCTTTTTCAATTCTTTGAGCAGACTCTTTAAATGTTTCATCTGAAAACGTAGCCTGTACTCCAGCTTTTAAAAGTCTATAAGTGCTTCCTGCTATAGTAGGTTCTTGAGCAGCACCGTACTGTATTCGTCTTGTTGTACTAATACCATCTAAAGAAGTATAATCAACATCTTCTTCACTTAATTCTGTTAAGTCATTTTTTAAATTATTATAAAAGTTTTCTTCAGTTTTACTAGCAGGTATTTTAATCTCTTCTTCTTTTTTAGGCTCTACTGCTTCGGTGTCTTGTTGCAAAGTTTTTTGCATTAACTCTAGCCTTTCTTTTTCTTCTCGTTTTTTACGTTCTTCCTCTGTTTCTTCTACAGGAGTAGAGCTTAAACGAGTTAAATCATCTGCAAGAGATGTAAAAAAATCATCTTGATTTATAGCCATAGCTTTTAATTAATTGTCTTGTGAGAATTTTTGATTGTACATATCTTCTAACATATCTACAAATACTGGAGATAAAATTGGTAGGTTAGAATTTTTAACAGCGTCTAATATTTGTTTAGCTTCTTCTTTTGTTTTAGATGAATTGAATCTATCTTCTAAAGCTCCTAACTTTATATCTGGAGCAGGTATTATATTATTATTACTATCTTTAAACTCTAGTGTTACTACTCTATTAGGGTCGTAGGTTAGTTCTTTTTCAGGAGTTTCTCCATTAACCTTAAAATTATTCTCAATAGCTTTTTTGATACCTATTTCTAAATAGTATTCTGGTGCTTTAACGTCACCACCAACATTTGTTTTTTCAAAATCTGCTTTTGCTCTTTTTGAATAAGTAAGAATTGAAGATACAAAATTTGTAGCTGATTCTTGACCCTGACCTGCCTGAATCATTTCATAGGCTTGTCGTATGTTTACGTCACTACCTTTTGTGAATGGATTTATTCTAGCATCTGTACCAGCAGGTAACTTAAACTTATATTCAGTCAGAGTGCTTTTAGCTCTTATGCTAGGGTCAGTGCTTAAAGCAGTTAATAAACTTGACTTTTGACTAGATACTGCTTCAGAACTTGTTGATGTTGTTCCTAATACTTTAATACGTTCTTCTTTTGTCATAGGTTGATAAACAACTTTACTATTAATATCTGACAATTCTTCTATAAATTTATTGTTTTCTTCAATATCTTTTTGTATATCTGACACATCATATCCTTTAGGAAGAAGAGCAGACGAACCTAAAATTTGTTGTTGCTCTAATATAACTCTTTGTCTATCACCAAAACCTAAACCATTTAATAAATAACCGCCAACGCTACTTTCACTTTCTATAGTTTTAGCAGCCTTATCTAATTTATCTTTTAAAGGTTTAATAAATTTAGTTTTAGAAGATGTAAGTTCTTTTTCAGTTCTACCAATGTTTCTAAAATCTTTGTATAATTCAAATTTTTCACGATACGCATTAAGATCATCTTCAATTTTAGGATTAACAGACTGTTTAAACGCATCTATATCTTTTATAGTTCCACCAGCTAATTCTCTATTTCTATAAACTTTATAAAGCTCTTGTCGTTTAGCATCTTCCCAATCGTCAACTCCAGTTATACCATAGGTTTTAGCCATGTCACCATGCTCTTTCCAAAACATAACTCCTTTATCAAACTGTGCAGCTCTAGCATCTAGTAAACCTTGGTTACCTGACCAAAATTCTTTTGCTCTTTTTTCAGCACGTTTTCTAAGTATGTGATTTCCTGCTTGAATACCTAGCATCAAACCTGTAAATACTTTAGCTCTTCGTTCTTGTTTTTTACTTTTCTTTTTAGCTGATGCTAATAGAGATTCACCTAGTGCTTCAATTCCCATATTATTCCTCTTTATCTAATAAACTATTTCTTTGTATGTCTGGTTTTTCTAATAAACTTGGTTGTTTTGGTGGAGTAAAATCAGCTAGTTTTGTTTCTATATCTTTAGGAAGAACACCTGCTTTAGCCTTTGGCACAACTTTATCTTGTGCAATATTAATAGCTTTATCTATGCTACTTAATTGATCTTCAGTTTCTTCTTCATCTTCTTCTTCTCCTTGATATACAACTGCATCCATAATACCTGCTTTTTCAGCCAGTGCCATTATCATATACATGGTTGGTTCAATAAGAAGCATTAACAAATCTGGGTTCCACATTCCTTTTTGAAACGCATCTGTGAGTATTACTTGAGTAATATCTCCAATAGGAACTTTATTTTCTACTAAATTAATAATTGAATGATAAGCTTCAGGTTCTGTAAGCTCTATAAACAAAGCATCTATTGCTGGTTGCAATTCTGTAAATTGTGTTGGTTGTTCCCAAGGATAAGGAGTATCCGGAGAATTAGTCAATGACTCTCCCGGTATAGGTCTACCATTAGTAGACAAAAACTTTAATCCTTCTTGATCGTAATCTGTGTAATTTTCTTCCATTAGTTAGAACCTGCTAAAAAATTTTGCATATTTGATTTATATGTATTAAACCAATTATAATATTCATCTTGACCATAAGAGGATGTTGTTATATTTGCATCATAAGCTGGTCCTCCAAATGTAAATCCTTTATTTTGTAAGATTAAATCATTTTGATTATACTTAGTAAAAGATTGATTATCTCCTAAAAAATCATAAGAAGGATACATCATTCCAGAACCCATATTAGCTTCTTGAGGACTAAGTGCTTCTTCAATATTTGTACCGATAGAGCCTAAGACACTTTCTTTAGCTTTATCAACTGCTTGACCAAAAAATCCTTTTTCTGTAGTTTTTTGTTTTATTACCTCTTCAGAAACTTTACCTACTTGTGTTTCTTTATCTATTTTATCAAAGAGTTCTTTAGCACTATCTTTAGCTTGTTGAGTTATTTGTTCAGGAGACATTGTAGTTGGGTCTACAGTTACTTCTATTTCTGGAGCATTTTCTACTGCATCTTTAATTAAATCTCCTGCATCAGCATCCATCCCAAAAACTTCTTTAGCTTTATTTGTTAATGTATCTATACCTGAAGAAATCTTATCAGATACAAATTGATAAGCAGTTTTAACTTTAGTAGCTCCCCAATGTATTCCTTTCATTACATAACCAATTGCTTTTTTAAATAAACTATCACTTGCAATATTCGTTGCAGCTTGTGCACCAAAATTAGCAAGAGTTAAAGAAGTGCCCGTCATTCCAGTCCAAATAGCACCTGCAGCCCAAGGCATTAACATACCTAAAGCAATTGTACCTAGTGGTCCAAGTTTAGCAAAAGGTTTAGCTATCTTAGTCATAATTTTTTTAAGACCTCGACCTATTTTTTTTATACCTCTACCTACTTTTTTTACAATTTTTTTCAAACTTTTAAAAGGATTAAAACCCATAATATTCTCCGTTAACCTTTACTACCAAATAAACTTTTAATTAAATTACTAATACTACTAACATTTGCAGACCAGTCTTTTGCGGAAGCACCTTCGTTTGCAAGTGCTTGAGCATATAGTTGAGCCTTTCTGTTTTCTTCATTTTCAGCAGATTGCCAAGTATAGTTAGCTTGATCTCTAAGTTCTTGCCATAAAAATGACTGAGCTTGTGATGACATGTTAAATGCATTTTGTGCATTTTGCATAGCTACTTGATTAGCAGCAGCAGTATTGATAGTATTAGCTTGTCTTCGCCATGCTAAATTAGATTGTTCAATAGCTTGTGCATTAGCTACATTAAATTTACTTCTATCAAATTCAACTTGAGCATTAAATTGATTAATGTTATTTACCATAGCAGCATTAGCTTTTTCTAAATCTGCTTCTACTTGAAACTCTAAAGCTTGTCTAGCGTTAATTTGTTGTGTATTAAATTGAGACATAGCATTAATTTGTTGTGTATTAAACTGCTCCACCTGATTAGCTAAACTAGTCATAAACTGCTGTGTTTGATTTTCACTAGCAGCATTAAATTGTCTCGCAGCATTTTGAGCTGCTTGATTACTTAATAAGGTTTGTTGAGCTTGTTGAGCTGTTAATATATTTGATTGTTGTTCGTTATTAAGATTTGTTAAATCAGTCTGTAAAAAAGCTTTAGCATTATTTATTTGAGCTTGTTGATTAAAATCTGCTTCAGCTAAATTAGCTTGAGACATTAATACAGCATTTTGAATTGTAGCTTGTTGTCGATTACTAGCTTCAGTTAAACCTACAGTTTGTAAAAATTTACTATTAGATAATGCTATTTGTTGGTCAGCACTAAACTGAGCCATGTCTAATTGAAAAACTTTACCAGCGTTATCAAGTGCTGTTTGTTGTCTAAACTGTGCATCTTGTATTTCAACTTGAGCTTCAATAGCTTTCTGTTGTCCTACACTTTGTTGTATTGCTTGTGCGTTAGCTTGTGCTAAAGGAACAGCAGATTGAATAATAGCATTGAGCAAAGCATCTCTACCAACTGTTGAAGCTTCCATACCACGTTGTGCTAAGAGTTGTTCTACACTAGCTACAGCAGGTCTAGCCCAAACAGGGATTTCACCTTCTTCAATACCACTTAATAAACTGTCTAACTGATTAGATACTAAGGCTTCTTCAGGTAAACCAGCAATAACTCCACGTTCAGCTTCTGTTAAATCCATTAACCTAGCTTCTAGGTCTTCAGGATCATTACCTAATGTAGCTATATCTTCAGCACTAACACCAGCGTTAGCTAACTGTTTCTTAGCCCTTGTAACTCGTGCTAGAGTTGTACCTGCTACTTGAGCAGCTTCTGCTATAGCATTAGGACTTATAGTTCCTACAACCCTTTCAGTTAATGCACCGGGAATAATCTCTACTTCAGCAGCTTCAATAGGAGCTACACGTTCTACTTCTGCAGCTTCTGCTAATGCTTCATCTCTTACTTCACCTTCAGCTACATCAACTTCAGGAGCTTCTGTAATTTGAGCTGCTTCTATTTGTGCAGCAGTAAGTGGTTCAGGAGCAGCTACTGGTGGGGCAGCTTCTGCAGTTACAGCTTCTGGAGCTGTTGGCATATCAGCAGTTTCAGCTACTAAATCTTCTCTAGGTGCTACTTCTCTAGCTACACCTAAGTCTCCTACTTCTACTTGTTTAGGTGCTTGAACTTGAGGAACACCTGTTGTGTCTCCAGCAGCTAATTGTTCTGCTCTAGTTTTAGCATCTACCATTTCAGGTGAACGAGTTTGTGCAGGTGTTGGTTCTGTAGCTGGTTTAGTTTGAAGCGGAGGAACATTAACGACTGGTCCACCGGTTACAGGAAAGACAGGTGCTGTAGGTTTCATACCTCCACCATTCACATCAGGTCTATCAATTAAAGTATCTCTAGTATTTTGACGTTCTTGTTCTCTACGAAGTCTTTCTAATTCTTCTATCTGAGGAACACCACCAATTTGTTTAGAAACTCTACCACCTTGAGTATAGTCGATTCTTTGTGATGAACTTCTTTTTCTATCTTTTCTTTTATTTGACATTATTAAATCCTATATACCTATTTTACTTAACTTCAAACAGTTTGTCAAGCTTTTCACCTATTTTATCTATCCTATCCATGATAGCATTCATATCATCTTTTAACTCATTTTTAGTGACATACTCTTTTGCTATCTCTTCACGTGTCTTATTTAAAAGTATGTCTTGTCTTTTTAACTCTGCTGCGTTTTGTCTAATCTGAAACCAGATAGGAGCAAGTACCAAAGTTATAAGAACATTCCAAACTATGTAAGGTGATACTTCCATTAGCTTAGTTCTGGAAACTCACCAAGAGGTCTTGTATATACTGGATTTTCTTCAGTTCCAGTATTAGTGTAAGCATACAAAGCTGCCAAAGCATCAACGTCTGCTGCATTGTCTATTTGTGTGCACATAGCATTAGCTTTTGTACGCACACTAGCTCTCCAAGTTTTAATATTACTTGGCATAGCTGTACCACCATCAGCTTCTCTTATAACCATCCAATCAGTATCTGATAAAATACCACTAGCTTGAGAGTTTATAACAGTTTTGTATTGTGGTTTTAAACCATATTGTTTAACTTCACCTTCTGTACCAAGACCATCGGTTTCGTCTTGAGCTGTAAAGAGTACATCATTTAAAGGTTTAGCTGTAGCTGTACCATAACTTGCAGTTACTGTATCACTTGCAAAGTTAAAAGATTGATTAGTATTTATATAATATTTTGAATCTTTTAAATTTGTATTATCAATTACTACTATATAAATACCTATAGCTTTAAGTTCTGACTCTGACCAAAGCTCAAAAATATTAAGGGGATATTTAATATCTCCTATTGTTAATTGTGTAGGTCTTGTAAATATTTTACTTACACTACCTGATTCTACTAAAGCCCACATAATTACCTCGCTGTTGTTGGGATTCCTGTTGATGTTACAAATGGATTTTCTGCAAATGCTATATAAATCTGTTGTGTATTTGCACCATTAAAACCGTCATAACCACCTCTACATTTAAAACCATTACTTAATAAATCTATTGCGGTTGAATTACCACCTGTTGATTCTGCATCTGTTGTGTCTGCAGTGAATAAATCTCCGTGGTCATCATTAGTTGGACTTCTTGCAGTATCATATAGCTGCCAATGATATAGGGCAGAGTCGTAATTTTTTATCCATACAAAAGCGGGTTTAAATCCTGTATAAACAAATGTACCATTAGGGTCTTGGTCGTTACCTTTGTATTTTCCTATTTTTGAAAAACCTTGAACATTTTTAAATGCATAAAAAATATAATCCCCACCACTATAATTTATAGCTGCATGACCACCCATGGGAACAATAGATGAAGTAAAATTTTCATTTCTCCAAATTGTGGTATTACTTGCCATAGCATTTTGATTATCTAAAAAAACATGATTACTTGTACCATTACCAAAAATATTTGGTGCACCAACAGTCCAATATTGAGCAGCCCCCCCGTTTGATGAACGACCTTTTACAACAAATAAATCAGGTATTGCTCCTAGTCCATGACCTATAGTTGCAGAACCGCTACCATCTCCTTCATACATTCCAATACTAAACCCTGCAGTTGAATTAACTTGCACAGAAGCTGTAATATTACCATCGGTATTGTTGGCTTTAGTACCACCATTACATTTCCATTGATAAGCTATAAACTCTTTATTATTAGCGTTACAAGTATCTCCGTTAGTTCCGCCTGCTGCTACTGTAAAACCATCTGTAAGATGTGCAGATACATAACCATAAGTTGCTGCTGGTGTGCTTGCAATTCCACTTGAATCAATTGATAATTGTCCACCATAAGGTCCACCTGATAAACCTTGTCCTGTTGGAGCATCAAATCCAAGACTTGAATTACAAGTTACATGATTTGTACCATTATCAGTTCTATTTTTAATCCATATAAAATCAGGTTTTAAATCACTGTTACCTGTATTAGTTAAATTTCTTGGGTGAGAACCATTTCCTGTATAAGTAAGAATCTGAAAAAATGCTGAAGGGTCGTCTATTGTTGTATAAGCCATTATCCAAACTCCGCTAAATTTTTTGTGCATAGAGCAAAATATCCACTAGGTGGTGCATACTCGAATGTACCATGTCCATTAGCATCACTTGCACCACTTGAAATTGTTGTATAAGTATAACCCCCATAATTTATTGCAATAGAATTGTTGTTTGCATATATAGCAGCTGCCATAGTATATGCCTTCGTTGGATATGGTAAATCTATTGCACCAGTTCCAGTAGCACCACTGGTGGGGTCACCAGAGTTCTGCCAAACATTAGCTTTTGCAAAATAAACTTTTCCATTGTCCATATCTAAAGCTATACCCATAATATCGCCAAGACCTGTTCCACTTTTCCAATCATCTCCATACGAAGAATTACCACCATCAAGATATTTATTACCATTGTTAGCATAATAACCTATACCACCATCTCCTGACTGTGAGCCGGGATAATTAGATATTGCTCCACCTGCACTAATTATAGGGCTATCATCAGGCATAACACTGCAATGAGCAGTTGTTGCTGAATTAAGTATGGATTGAACCTCACAATACCATTTGCCACGAGTTACATAAATTGTTCCTGATATAGTTTCCCAACCATTAGCACCCTTGGTCATACGAGTTCCACCCTCTGTAATAACTTGACTTCCGGGATTAGTAAATCTTACTAAATTATTTCCTGTGCAAAAATTATTAGTTGGTGTGTCAGTAGCTTGGTCGGCTGCTGTTATGTTGTTTAAAGTCCAAGTGTTACTGTTTCCACTTGTATCTGCTCCTAAACTACCTGAACTTTTAAACTCTAATTTAAAACCATTTGTTCCATAAGTAACACTAGCGTTTTTAGGAATCCAAATACCACTATCAGAATCAACTTCTCCAAAAGCTGTTGGTGCTAGTGAAGTTCCATCTACATTAATTATTTCTGCATAGTAAGCATTTACAAAACCATCATTGTTGTGAAATCTTGCAAAGTTATGAGCAACATCTTGATTCCAAGTTAAATCTGTATTTTGTCCAATATTAGAGTTCCAAGAACCTGCTAATTCTGAACCATTAACATACACTCTTGCTCTTTCTGATGCTGTTCCTGATGTTGTATCAACTCTGATTACAAAGTGATACCACGCAGCTGTATCACGAAAAACTTGAGTTGAAGTAAAATAGTTAGAACCTGCGTTTAAATCTAAAATAAAAGTATCTGTTGATGTAAATAAACCTGAAGTTCCTGTGCTACCATCCCATGCTTCAAAAACTCTATTTGAATTACTACCATCAGCTAATTCTGTTCTTTTAATCCAAAAACTTAAAGTCCAAGTTTTTCTATTTCCTGCAGAACTAGGTGTTCTTGCAATATATTCACTATTATCAGATTCAAACTTTAAAGAGTTATCAATCTCATAAGGTCCAGTAGATACACTTCCACGATTAGCTGTTCTTTGCAGAGTTTCCATATATTAGCTTTGTGTTAAGTTTTGTGTAATACCTATATTTTGCCATTTAGA